TACGGGTTCCACGTGGCCCGGGCGACCGCGACGCTGCCCCAGACCGCCACCGGGCACCTCTTCCAGGTGACCGGTGGGCGGGTGTTGATCACGCTGCTCTTCGGCGAGGTGACGACGATCATCCAGAACTCGGACCCCGTCGCCAAGATCACCTCGACGCCGACCACGGGCAGCGCCGTGGACATCGCATCGACCGTCAACCTCACCTCGCTCGAGGTCGGCGGATTGATCATCTGCGAGGGCGACACTTCGGCGCTGATTGCCGTCAATGGCGGCGGCGGGGCGCCGGTCAACCTAACGAGCTGGATCTGCCCCGTCGGGTACATCGACCTGATCACCGGCGCGAGCAGGACCGGATCGGTCAAGTGGGACCTCTGGTACCTCCCGCTGGACGAGGGCGCGGCGGTGGCCGCGGTCTAAGGAGCTGCTGACATGGCACAGTTCGTGGGGCTTCGCAACGACCCAGACGGCCTGACCGGGAACGACGCCCTGCGCGTGACGCGCGACGGGGCGCTCGTGGCCGCCCAGGCTCACGGCCAGTACCTCGACTCCGCCGTGCGGCATCGGGTGTACACCGGCTGCTCCGCCACGGGCGGCATCGCGCTCATCGTGGCGGCGACGACCGGCGGGCACCCGACGCTCTGGAATCCGTCCGACTCCGGGCGGTACCTGAGCGTGATCCGCCTGGCGCTGTCCTACGTGTCGGGGAACAACGCGCCGACGGCGCTGACCTGGCACTCCACCGGCAACACGGGCGCGCAGATCGCGACCGGGGCGGCGATTCTGACCGGGACCCGCGTGGCCCCGGTGGGGGTGGTCGGCGGCGCGCTCGACCACAAGGGTGTCTGGATCCCGACGGTCAACACGTTCACGGCGGCTCCGACGTACCTGATGCCGACCGGTCTGTCGCTCTTCACGGGCGTGGCGGCCACGGCGGTCGCGCCGTTCGTCCTGCGGGCGGACTACCACGGGGACCTGGTGCTCGCGCCGGGGACCGCGTTGTCCCTCTGCTCGCAGGCCGCGACGACCACGGCCCTCTTCCAGGTCGCGGTGACCTGGGAAGAGATCCCGGCGTAGACCGGAGCGAGGCTGACGGGCACCAGTCGGGCGACGGCCTCCCGCCCGCTCCTCGTCGGAGCACTACTGGTGCCCGTCCCGTCAGGAGGCCGCCGTGCGCCTGGTGACCTATGCCGCCCCAGCGCTTGAACCGCTCGAGCTGTCGACGGTGCAAGCCCATCTCCGGCTGACGGAGACCTCAGAACTCGGCCTGCTCGACCTCTACGCGAAAGCGGCGCGCGAGGCGCTCGAGCGGGAGCTGGGCCGGCAGTTCATTTCGGCGACCTACGACGGGTATCTCGACGCGTTCCCCGCCGGCGACACGATCGAACTCCCGATGGCGCCGCTTGTGAGCGTGACGTCGATCACCTACTACGACGTAAACGATACCGCGGCGACCGTCACGGCGTCCGATTACGACGTCGACGTGGCCAGCGAGCCCGGACGGATCGTTCTGGCCTACGGCAAGACCTGGCCGACGACGACATTGCGGCCGTCGAACGCGGTCGTCGTCCGGTACGTCGCCGGGTACGGGACGGAACCATCCAACGTGCCGGCGCCGATCCGTCTGGCGCTCCTGCACCTGACGGCGCATGCCTTCGAGCATCGGGAGCCGGTCCTCGTGGGCGCCGTGCAATCCATCCTGCCAGCGACGTACTGGGACTTGGTCGCCGGGTATCGGGTGGCCTGGGGGATCGCGTGAGGATCGGGGCGAAGTGCCACCGCGTCCACCTGCAGGTGCCGACGGAGGTCGCCGACAGCGGCGACGGCGGGATGACGCAGACCTGGGCGGCCCTCGACGCCACGGCGCGCGAGACGCTGACGGATGCGACGACGGGATCAGTGGCGTGGGCCGCGATCGAGCCGGCGGCCGGGCGGACCACGGAGCGGATCTTCGGGGCTGGAGTCGTCACCCAGGCGACCCACCTGGTGACCATCCGGTACCGACCCCTGGTGACGACCCGGTGCCGAGTGCGCTTCGGCACGCGGACGCTCCAGGTCCGCGGGGTCGCCAATCCGGGCGAGGCCAGTACGGAGTTGGTTCTCGCCTGCGAGGAGTTGACGTAGTGGCCGACCGGATCACGCTGGAGATCGTGGGGATGCGCGACCTGGAGGTTGCCCTGGATCACTGGGGCGAGGACGTCCAGGCCGAGGCGCGTCGCGAGCTCGAGGACGTGGTCACGGAGACGGTCGATCGCCTGAAGCGCGCGGCGCCGGTCGGGAGCTATTCCCTGCGCGCCTGGGCGTACAGCCGCAAGAAAGACGGCTCGCGCGAAGCCGCGGCGCTGAGGACGGGAGGGACCCTGCAGCGGCAGATCGTCGGCGAACTGGATGCGGGTGGTCTGTCATCTCGGATCCGGGCCCGGGCTCGCCATGCGCACCTCGTGGAGTTTGGGCACCAAGGGCCGGCACCGGCGCCGCCGCATCCCTGGTTTCTCCCGGTCATCATCCCAGCCCGCCGGCGCTTCTACGAGCGGCTGAAGGCGGCGATCGGGCGCATCCGCGCTCCGGGGATTGGGCCTGGCACGGCAGAGGTGGTCGAGCGATGAGCGCGATCGGAACGGCCCTCGTGACGACCCTGCGGGCCAACGTGGCACTGGCTGCGGTCGCACCGGGTGGCGTGTGGCGAGACGTGGCGCCGGCCAGCCAGACGCCCCCGTTCGTCGTCGTGAGTCTGCAGGCGGGCGACACGGACGAAGAGTTTCGGCACTCGCAGATCGAGCATGAGTACTGGCTGGTGAAGGCGGTCACGAAGGGGAGTTCGGGGGCGACGGCGGAAACGGCTGCCGCGGCCATCTACACGGCCTTGCAGGGCGCCACGTTGACGATCTCGGGCTACACGGCCATGGACGTCAGCTACGTCGAGCCGATCGACTACCTCGAGACCGATGGGGAGACCCGGTGGCACCATCGCGGTGGGATCTACCGCGTCACGGGGTGGCGCTGATGCACGCCGCTGCCCTGGAGTTCGTGTGGTTGGCCCTAGCCGAGTCGGGCCGGCGGGCCGGCATGGCGCCGCGGCAGGTCTACGAGATCGGGAGCCGCGACATCAACGGCTCGATCCGCCAGGCCTTCCCGGAGGCGGAGGTCTATCTCGGCGTCGACCTCTTGCACGGGCCCGGGGTGGACGTCGTCGCGGACGGGGCCACGTATACGCCACCGTTCACTCCCGACTGCGTCGTCTGCTGCGAGGTGCTCGAGCACAGCCCGCACCCGGGAGCCATCGTCCGCCAGGCGTGGCGCGTCTTGGCGCAAGGCGGGCTGTTCGTCGTGACGTGCGCGACCGACCCGCGCCCCGCGCATTCGGGCATCCATGGCATGCGCCCGATGCCCGGGGAGTACTACCGGAATCTCTCGGAGCGTGACCTGCGGGCGATGGTGCCCGCACGTCACCTGACCACGCTCGTCGACACGACAGCCGGCGACCTTGGTTTGTGGGTGATCAAGCGATGAGGCTCCACGTTGAAGACATGAAGACGCTCCGGTCGATCGGATGCCCGGAGTTCCGTGTGTATCTCGATGGGCGGGAGATCAGAGAGGTCTTCGCCTTCGATGACGAGGAGGGCTGGATCCACGCATATGAGACCAACGCAGAGGGCCGGGTCGTGCGCGGCCGCGACGGGCCCATCACGATCTGTCTGAAGGGTCGGGTCACACTGAAAGCCATCGACTCAGAATGCGAAGCGGCGGTGCGCCCATGACGCGCAAGCGACAGCCCCGCTCGGCGCCGCTCCGGTGCTACTCCTACCTGATGCAGCCATTGTCGAGACGAAAGGCATCGCCCCGGCCGAAATCGCCCCAACTCGTGAGGATCACGAGCTTCGCGGACACGGGGCATGGCGCGCCGGGGCCGGTCGAACCGATCGCCTCTGCGGAGAAGCGCGTGCGGATCCTCGTCGTCCATCCGGGGGCCGCCTCGAGCACCGCCGATGTTCACCGGGGCCTGGTCGATGCGCTCGGCCGCCGGCGCGACGTGGAGGTGGCGGAGTACGCCCTCGGCGGTCGGCTCGTCATGCAGAGCGAGTTCCTGCAGATGATGTACGCGCGTGCGGTCGCCGGGAAGTCCAGGAAGGATCGGAAGGCGGTCCCGATTCCGAGCCCGGATGACGTCGTGAAGCGCGCCTGCCGGGATATCGTCCATGAGGCCTGGAAGCACCAGGCAGACTGGCTGCTCATCGTCTCCGGGATGTACATGCACCCGGATTCGTTCGCCGCGATTCGATGGCTGGCTTCTCGCCTGAAGGTGGGTCTCCTGCTGACCGAATCGCCCTACGACGACGACCGGCAGTGCAACGTGGCGGCCCTCGCGGACGTGGTCTGGACGAACGAGCGCACCTCGATCGGCGCGCTGCGCCAGGTGCAACCGCGGACCCTCTATCTGCCGCACGCCTGGCAGCACGGGATCCACCGACCGCGGGCCCTGTTCGACGCGCGCTACGTGCCG